TCGTTAGTCAAATTCACCGTTGCAGTATCGTTTGCCAAGTCAGCGCCAGCAGTTTGATGTAAGTTGGTGATAGTGCTCTGAGCGTTTGTTGACACGCCTGCAACTTCGATAAAGCTAGCCGAATTTAAATCAAGCTCTCTCTTCAAATTTTCAATTAATGCTTGCGTTCTCGCAAGTCCTATTCTTTTGGTTCCCATAGTTTGAAATCCTCCCTTGGCATAGCCATTTATAATCATATTAAAAACTATTTGATAGAAATAGATCTATCGTTATAAATAGAGGCGCTAAGGGCTCGTGCCACTATTTTTAATAAAAAAAAACCCCCTTCCGAAGAAGAGGGTAAAATATAGATTTATATTTTAAAATTTTCTAGCTAAAAGCGTTAATGTATGCAACATCTGATTTAGCGTCAACAAGCGCCCAGCGAATGCTACCAACTGTTGCGTTAACACAGACACACTCAATGTATCCACCAAGCTTGGCGGCATCGCCAAAACCTAGTTTACGGTGTGAATGAAACGAAGTAGTTCCATCTTCCATGTCAGCTTTGTACATTACTGCATAACCTTCGAACTTGTTGTTAACACCACTATCAAGCAAAATCTCTGATGCGCTGTGGCTTTGTGCAGCAAGCATGAAGCGAAATGTATCTCCAAGCTTTGGTGTTGTTGGAAGTGTTATCTCAAAGTTTGTGCTTGCAGCGGATGCGTCCAACAAGATTAGCGAACCTAAGTCTGCTTCAGTTAGTGTTGTGTTTGCTGTTAGCGCAGCTTTGACAGATGACCGGCGATGTTTCAAGTCGTTTGTGTTTTCGTTAATGAGGCTACGAATTCGTGCCATTCCTACTCTTTTAGTTCCCATAGTTTAAAATCCTCCCTTGGTTGTACCATTTATAATCATATTAAAAACTGTATGGCGCAGGTTTCCCTACGATGTAAGTAGGGTTTGAAAAGTTGAATTGGACGTTTATTTTAAATAAAAAAACCCCGGCTGAATCAACAACCGGGGCTCTTTTTACGAAACGCTTTAACTATTAGCTAGTTGCGCCTGCGCCTCCGAGGAGATCGCGGACAATAACGAGACCGTACATATCAGGACGGACCATCTTCTTCGCGTAACGAGTCATCACGCCCTTACGAGGCACGAAGTCTTCAGTACCGAAGATAGTTGGTGTTACCTGGAGAGGTACATATGGAGCGTAGACATATCCAGACTCAAGGAATCCAGAACCTCTACGACCGACAAGAATAACGTTACGTGGGAAGTATGGGTCAACATGGACATCCCATTTGTTATTCAATGTACCAACCTTAAGGGCACCGATTGTACCTTTAACATCGTCAGCAGTTACTGTAGCACGGAAACCGGCTGTGAACTCCATCACGTTAGCTACTTCTGGTCCACAAACAACAAAGTTTGCGCCGCCGCGAAGTGTCTTACGGTGAATCTGAGCACTTACGTCATTGATGGTTTCGAGAAGAGTCTCGTACCATTCGCTAACTGTACCAGTGAAGTCAGGAGCAGCAGAAGCAGCACCAATTTCAACACCTGTATCCTTACGGACGAAGAGACCAGGGGAACGGCTCCAGTAGTAAGTACCAGCTTTAGCACCCTTAACAAGGTCTTCGAGGATCTCTTGATCGATTTCAAGAGCAACCTGCTCAGAAAGAATGCTTGTAAGTTCAACTTCAGCGTCGAGGTTGTGGTAAGCATTCAAGTCTTGACCGAGTTCTGGTGTCCACTTAGCCTTAAGCTTCTTGGTCATCGCTGTAACGGCAACAGAGTCAACTTTGATGTCGATCTCAGGGATGTTAACGTTAGCTTCAAGTTCCCAAGCAGCAGTACCAACAACAGAACCAAGAGAGGAACCAGCAGTAAAGTTATCATCAATTGCGAAACCAAAGTTCAATTCGCCTGTATCGAGCAATTCTTTTCTCAAGTTGTCAGTTTCAGCGAGATTTGTAGCTTGGAAAACCATCTTTAAGATAGTATTAGCATTTGTAGGATCATATGTGTTGCCAGTAGAAGCAGAGTGAATCGCTGTTAGGCGACGTACCTGTGTACCGTAAGCCAAAGTTCCTGTAGGAGCAAGAGCAATAAGGTTCTTCATGTTCAACTGAGCGAAATCAGCGGAACCAGTAAATCCGACAACAACAACACCAGAACCAGAAAGATCAGGGTCGAAACGCATAGCTTTATCAAGGTCAGCGTCACCGAAAGAACCTGTACCAGAGATAGTGTAAGCACCAGCAGGGTCGCATGCTGCACCAGTAGAACCAGTCGGGGAAGCATATCCGTTGTTCAAGTTGTAAGGACCTTCATCAGCGGCTGCGCCAGTGAGGTCAATACCACCAGTAAGCTGAGAAGCTACAACGTTTCCGCCATAGAGGGACTCATCGGCTGTGTAACCAAGCTTTGGTGTGTTGGATGTGAAATCCAAGAAGAAAATGAGACCAGAAGGAAGGCTCATTGGCTGAACGGATACAAGATCATTGGCAATAAGACCACCGAATACACGACGGACGATTGGGAAAGCAACAGAAGCGAAACCTTCCACATCTCCAGCAGCCATGCTGGAGGATTCTTTAAGCAACTGAGCTGCTTGGTTTTCTAAAAGACGAGCCATTCCTTGACGCTTTTGCTCATCAGTAATTCCTTCAAGAAGTCCGGTGCGCTCCCACTTTTCGAGGAGGGCATCTCCTTCTTGCTGAAGGTTGCGTGTTTGGATACCTTCAGTAAGTTTTTGTAAAACAGACATTATTTAAATTCTCCTTATTATTTTAGTTTGTTTTTATAGACCTGCTAAAATTTTCCATCGATCAGTAGAGGAAGAAGATTTCTCTTGCTTCTTTTCTGTCTTTGGCAAATAAGTTGAAGAACTTTTTGTAACCGCTTCGCTCAGTGATTGTGGCTGTTTTACATTAGCAGAAGTGCCCACTGCGCTTTGAAGAGTCTCAAAGATAATCTTTGCTTCTTCAACAGAACTGGCTTTAGACAAAGCTTCGACAATTTTAATCTTTTGTCGCTCATTCAAGGAGGTGTTTGTTAAAACCTTGTTCGTATATAACAAGCGTGCATTAGCAGTAGCAGTTTCTTTCAAAACATCATGCACCTTGTTAAGTGTCTCGTTTAGTTTTTCGTTTTGAGCTTTGAGTTCTTTATTCTCGTTTGTAGCTTCTTTTACTCTTTCAATTTCGCTTTCAAGAGCTTCTTGGTACTCTTCTGTACCAGAAAGGGCAGGCTTAGATTCGGACCAGCCTGCTTTTGGAAGAGGATCTGCAATATCAACTTTTACTTCTTCTGTAAGATCTGCAAGAACTTCTGAAACAATGTCAGCAATATTATCTTCGGAGATTTCTAGCTCTTCTTCAATTGTTTCTTCGTTGCAAGGAACGTAATCACATTTTTCGTCTTTGTCATCACCGTCATCATACTTGCCTTTCTTTTTTTCTTCTTTCTCTTCTTCAAGAGCTTCTTCTTCTGTTTCTAGGAGAGATTCCAAAGCAGCTTCATCAAGTTCAATTTCTTCGTCCATTGTCTCGTTTTCTTCTGGGACGATTTCTTCTGCAACTTCTTCTCTATCAAGCATTTCCGAAACGTCTAGTCCTTCATCCTCTTTTTCGTCTTTCATAGCGCCGAGGAGGTCTGTAAGATCAAGAACTACTTCCTCCTGCTCTTTGTCAGGACAAGGGCAATCATCATCATGCTCATGATCATCATCAGCAGCGGCGTAATCAACTTTATCAACAACTGTTTCTTCTTCCTCTTCTTCTTCTTCGTTGAGAGGTGTTGTGTTTAAAATCTCTTCTACTGCTTCTTTAATTTGAGTAGAGTATTTTTCAATAACAGAAGCTTCTGCATTTTTAAGTGCAACTTCTCTAAGTGCTTCTGCATCAATAATAGCTTGTTCGAGCATAGATGACATTTTGGTATCCTCCGAATAAAATTAGTCTCTAATAAATAGTATACTATTGTTCTAAAAGACTTAAATGAAAAATTTTATAAAATACAAATAAAAAAACCGGGAGGTGGTGTTCCTCCCGGCTTAAACCCACCGGGGGATAAACCCCCGGCAGGAATAATAAAAAGTAGTTAATACTACTTGTCTTCTAAGAGGCTAGGTTGCTCCGAAGTGAGATTTTTAACTACAGATTGTAGTTTTTCAATCTCGCCTTGTTGCTGCTTCATAGCTTCGACGAGGACAGAAGTCAAACGACCGTAGTCGATACCTTCAGCACGTCCGTCTTGACCGAAAGAAACAACTTCAGGAACGATTGCTCCAACTTCTTCAGCGATAAACCCGACGTCAGCCTGTCCAGTTCCTTTCCAATCGTATGTAACACCACGAAGAGACTTCACAGTGTCAATTGGATTCTTAACTGTCTTGACGTTAGTCTTGTGACGAGCAGATGAGTAAGTAACCCAAGCACGAGCACGAGCGTCACCTGTGTTTGGAAGTTCCAAGAGGTAACCACTAGCATTCGCTGTACCAGCAACTGCGATACCGCCAGCAGTTGTAAGAGTCAATCCACCAGTAGCGGACTCAACTTCGTCAACGTAAGCTGTGCGGAACTGAAGTGCGCTTGTTCCTAAGTCACGAGCGCTATCAGTAGAAGGCACGAGGTTAGAGTCAAAGCGACCAGTAACAGTGACAGTATCAGAAGTAGCATCTCCGAGGTCAACATCTCCACCAGCAACAAGGCTTGTGAAAGTACCAGCAGCAGCGCTGTTAGCACCGATTACTGTTCCGTCGATTGCACCAGAGTCAACATTAATATTTGTGATTGCTTGGCTGTTTGCATCGAGTGCAGAGCCAAGAGTATCAGCATTAAGTTGATCAATGTAAGCAACACCATCAAGGTAAAGGTCTTTCCATTGGTAAGTAGAGTTACCAAGGTCAAGAGCGTCGTCAGAACCAGGACCGAAGTTCTTGTGAACTGTGATACCTTCTGTACCGTCAGCAGTTCTGAAAGTCATGTAGGAGTTAGATCCTTCCTTGATGTCAAGTGCGGAAGCAAGATTGTCACCAAGAGAAACGATACCAAGTCCTGTATTAGCACCACTGAAGTCTACGTTAAGACCAACAGCAGCATCATCTACACTTAGACTGTCAGCGTTGATGTCTCCAACGTTAGTGATGTTGTTGTCACCCATGCTAAGGTTGTTTGCAAGAGTATCAAGACCAGACTCAATGTAGGTCATAACACGAGACATTGCAGACTTACGGTTGGTTCCACCAGCACCGTCGTCAACCATGATCAAGTCAGCGTCTACAAGAGCAGCGCCGATGTCTGTGGCTCCGTCGATGTCGAGGTTAGCAACTGCGAAAGCACCATCGGAGCAGTCGAGGCTAGTAAATGTAGCAGCGGCGGCGGAGTTTGCGCCGATGACGGTTCCATCAATAGCACCAGAATCAACATTAATGTTAGTGATAGCTTGGCTGTTTGCGTCAAGAGCAGCGCCTAGCTGATCAGCCTGGAGGCTGTCGATGTAAGCAACACCATCGAGGTAGAGATCTTTAAACTCAGCACCAGAAGCACCAAGGTCTACATCGTTGTCAGTCTCTGGACGAAGAACACCGTCTTGTAGACGCATTTCTGTGGTAGAACCAATGTTAAAGTCTAGAGCGGAATTGCTGTGATCGTAAAGGATAGCAGCAGCAGCGGAGCCGCCGATCTTTGTTCCACCGAACTGAAGACCACCGCCGTCCATGTTAGCAGCGGAGCCAGAGTTACCAGCAATAATGAGGAAGTCGGAAACTTCGAGAGAGTTCTGAGTTACAGAAACGCTGTCGATGCTACCTTGAACCTGAAGGTCACCAACAACCAAAAGATTGTTGTCTACTTTCATATGGGAAGCTGTAAGAAGCGTTGCGACAACCTGAGTTGCAGCAGAGTTTGTACCAATCGTTACACCGTCAATAGCACCGGAGTCAACGTTAATGTTGGTGATAGCTTGGCTGTTTGCATCGAGTGCAGAACCGAGCTGATCAATGTGTCCAACGTCTACGTGAGCAGCAGACCACTGAAGAGCAGAAGAACCGAGAGCACGAGCACTGTCGGTAGAAGGTACGAGGTCAGAATCGAAACGACCTGTAGCAGTGATAGTATCACTTGTAGCATTACCAAGATCGACGTTACCGGCGAAAGAAGCAGCGCCGGAAACATTCATTGTAGCCTCTACGAAAGCAGATCCGAC